CATAGCGCCCCAGGTCAGCCTTGTTGGAGTAGGAGCGGAGCTTGTCATAGGCTGCCACCACCCGCTCGTCATAGTGCTCAACCATGAACGCCCGCAATGTGGCATTGTTGTAGCGCACGTAAGGCAGCGCAAAGCCAGCCTGCACTGTTGCATTGAACTGGCTCAGCACGGGCGGCACTTCATTGCCGCCACTGTCCGTCAGGAAGATTTGGGATACTTGCATGATCAGGCCACCTTCACTGCTGCTTGCAGGGCAGGAGGTTGCCCAAAGCCCTTGAAGTCCTGCGCGACAGGCTGTGGCGCCAGCAGATCAGCCACCACGCCCAGCATCGCCTGTTGAATGACGGGCCAAGTGAACTGCGGTTCCTCGATGCGCTGTTTGCACCATTGCCCATCAGCAGCCAGTCGCTCCCGATCGCTGTAGTAGCCGTTCAGGATGGCCGCCAAGCTGGAAGGGTCAGGCAGCAGGCGCTCCAACCCATAGTTGCAATCAGTGGCCTGTGCGTTGCACTGGATGCGAGGCGTGTTGGTGAAGATTTCCTGCAGGCTTGTGTGGTCTGGCACCACTTGTGCCACGCCAGTTGCAGCGTGCTCAGTATTGACCAAGCCCCAGCCCTCGCCAATGCAAGTGTTCACGCCAATGTCCACAGCGTTATACACTTCATTGAGTTTTTCAATGGAAAGGCAATTCGCAGTGGAGAAGTGCGGGCCGCTCAGGATGAGCTTATTGGTGGCGTCGTAGCCCATGTCACGCGCCACTCGCCGGAACAGCGGCACAATCTCCCAGCCCATATCCTTCACGCCCATGTGCAGCCACAGGCGGGCATCAGGCTTGTCCAGGGCAAACTCAACGAAGCCTTTGATGGTCAAGTCGATGCGTTTCCGTGGCTGGTTGCGGTTGCCATTGAACACGATAAAGGTGTCTTCAGGGAGGCCCAGCGAACGGCGGCACTGCTGCTTGTCCAGGGGGAAGAACTTGGAGAAGTCTGTGCCATGGCCAATCACTGGCACGGGCCGCTGATAACCCATGCGGGCAATTTCATGGGCGCCAAAGTGCGTGTAGGTAATCATCTGGTCCCACTTCTCTACTGCGGGCAACAGTTCAGGGAACAAGCCGTAGGAGTCAATGGGAGTGTAGATGCAGCTCTTGAATGGAATGTCTTTCTTCAGTCCTTCGATCTGATCGTATAGCGAAATTGCCACCCAAATGTCATTGACAATGAACACCAAGTCGGGCTTCAGTTGCTGCACCATACTGGCAATGCGGTGCGAGCCGAACGGGTCCGAGCCATGGGCCTGCGCTGGATACATGGCGCAGTGCTGCTGCATTGGACTGGGATCGCCGTGCCAGTTGACAGCTAGAGCATGAACCTCATGCTCCTTTGCCAAGGCTGGGACAAGGTATTCGGCCACACGCCCAAAGCCGGTTTGCACGCCAATGTCGCCGCAGTAAAGAATCTTGGCCACAAGGGAAACAATGAACTGCCGCCATGATACCGACTGTTCTTACAGAGGGCATGAGTAACGCATCCGCCGTCTTACACCATTGCAGCCGGAGCCTGCTGCCTGAAATACTGCACGCCACAGCGGCAACGTGCGCGACATGCGCAACGCTGCCCCGGCAGCGGCACTGAACCAATCGGCACGATTCCCCGACTGGCATAGGCGAGGCAGTCTTCGCAGTGCTGCGCTTGAGCGTCCAGCAGTCGCTTCATCAAGCTGAAGCCCTGCTTCTCCTGCCTGATGGCACCACCCTCCCAGAAGGAGCCCCTCACGCTCTGCGCATACAGCGCAGCCCTCGCCATGGCCATAGGGGCAGACATGCGCTGCTCCAGCATGTCAAGGGCGAAGTTCTGCAGGTAGGCGTACTCCTGCCTCAATCGCTGCCCCACCCTTCCATAGTCACTGCTGCTCATGCCAGTGCGCCCACCGTGGCCCACAATGGCTGCCTGAATGTGGGCCGCCTTGATAGCTTCCCTCATGCTGCCTTGCCATTGATCCAGCGTGATGCTGCCCTCAGCCAGCATCTTGGTGTAGCGCCGCACACTCCGCTCCATCGCGGCAATCTTGCCGTCCACCAGTGCCTCAACAGCCTTCTGGCTCAGGAAGCGCCCTTGTTCATTGCGGTAGCGGCCCGTCCGTGGGTCAAACGACCACTGCGCATCAAATCGAGCTTCAATGGTGGCGGAAAATGAGCTGAGATCATTCAGCATTGTCGGCTTCCAGAATGTCCTTGAAGCGGGCTGGTGCCTCTTCCTTCCATTGCTTGACTGCTTCCTCTACGTCCTCCGGCGAAATGAAGGCCACTTCGTCGTCGGGCGGCAGGATCATGCCTTCCACCTTCATGGGGTCGATGGCATCAGTCTTGCTGCTGACCATCTTCGCGGCGCCACGGCGATCAGGGTCAGGGTCAGCCTTGCGCTTCCTGGCGACAATACGCTGTCGCTCTTCCTTGCTCATGCCCTCTGCCTTGGCTTTCGGCAGGCACTTTGGCTTGCCCTCGCCTTCTGATCGTCCTCCGCAGGGGCCAGCAATCTCACCACTGCTGGTCAGCCTCACCCACTGCTCCTTGAACCATTCCGCCAGATCATCCTCAGTCACATCTTGCCCATCGCTCCTGAACGCACCAGACAGTGAACCATGCTTACGCCGGTACAAGTCCTTGTAGTGCTGCACGACGTAGCCACTGGCGTAGGCACTGGGCCACACCTTGAACTTTGCCTTGGCAGTAGCAACAGCCTGTTCATGGAGCGACTTGTCCGTGAATTGCACGTCTCCCCGCTCATGCTTCAGGCTGCCAGCGGGATATAGGCCAGCTTCATCCGCCACTTCCCTGGTGCCATCAATCGGCAAGGTGCCGTTTTGTTCGTCCAATGGATTGCGGCCTCCTGGGGACACGCCCTGCCCAGGTTTCTGCAGCATCGCTGGGTTGGCCTTCAACGATGGATCCAGGGCGATTTCCATAGACCACTCCGAGCCGCCATAGCGTGCCTGTCGCACTTCCTCGGGGTGCAGCACGCCAAGCTGTAGGTAGCGCCCATCCGTTGCCGCAGTGCGGGCCCGCACATCTGCTGACTCCCGCTCGTTCAGCTCAAACAGATCATTGAAGGAAATGCGCCACGACTCCGGCAGCTTCCCGCGCGTGGGGCCTGTCTTGCTGAGCAGGATCATGCGCATCAGCTTCTGCAACGGCCTCTTGTAGTGGCTGGCCTGGTAGTCGCCCAGCATCTTGGCGAAGTCCCGTTCTTCACTGCGGCCTGTGGAGCCAAGCCCACTGGGGCTTTCGCCAAACAGGATGGTGTGGGGAATCTGTGAAGCGCCGATAATGTCCACGCGCAGCTTCTCCAAAATCTCGCCAATGCCCGACAAGTTGCGCGTCACATAGTCCAGCTCTTCCTTGTCCGCATCAATCGCATAGCCGCGATAGATGCTTTTGCTCATGTCGTTTAGCACCAGCCGATTCTGCACATCTTTCTCTTTGCCAGCAGCGAGCATCTGCGACAACCCGCGCAATTTATGCACAAATACATCAAACTCAACCAGTACGGTGCCAGCAGAATTAAGGCCAGTCCAATAGAGCCGGAAACTATCGTAGATGGCCTGCAAACTACTCATTCCCCATCCATAGTTCCTTTGCCTCACTCGATACGGCAGCCATTCCCCGTCGAAGCGCAAGATGCGATCCTTGTGGATCTTTTGCAGTTGCGGCTGGTTTATCAAGTCACCAGCAATAATCTGGTAGTACGTTGCCTTGGAGTAGTCGTAGAGGCTTTCTTCTGTGATGATGGGAGCAATCTGCCAGCGGTCAAGCACTTCCATGCCTTCCACTTCTTGAATGTTGCTGAAGTCCACAGGTTGTTCTGCGGAACGCCCATCGTTGATGTAGAGCAGCAGTGCAGCGCCGCCATACAGCCTGGCGTTCTTACTGGCGTGCATCAGGTGCTCCAGCAGGTACAGCTCCTCGATCACTTGCTCGATGCCAGTCACTTCCTCGGCGGCGGCACCATCCCCACCAAACAACACGCGAAAGCCCTTGCGTGTGGACTGCTCGGCCACAATGTCAACGATCCGCTTCGGGATCCACTCGCCATATAGGTTTTCAAGGTCCACTTGATTCAAGAAGACCAATGGTTGAGTGCTGGTGTACTGGCTCTTGTCTCGACTGGTGCCCATACCAGTGAGCACGTTGGCAAGGCCATCCACCCTTGTCCCATCGCCTACAAAATGTCCTAGATCCCCCGTAACCTCGCTCATTGGTGCCATGGCTAGTGCCACCATTCTAAGAAGGTGGCTATCATTGAGGCGCTATTGTGGCCCCTATGACGCACTGCCCAATTCCGTTCATTCTCTCCAAGCAAGAGAAAGAAGCAGCGATGGAGGAAGGCCACAGGCGTCAGGGCGTGAACGAACAGCATGGCCTGCGGGGTAGGAACAAGGGGCCTTCCAGGGGCAGCTATGCGCTGGACATTCACTTGCTAGGCGCCGCTGGTGAAATGGCAGTGGCCTCCTACCTTGGCATGAAGGATAAGCTATACAGGGAAACCACGGCCAAGCGTGAATCAGACGACTTGCCTGGCATTGACGTGAAGACACGCTCCAAACATTCCTATGATTTGATTGTGCAAAAGCACTCCAACCCTGACAAGAAGTTTGTGCTGGTCACGATTGAGAACAAGGAAGTGCTCATCCATGGCTGGTGCTTTGGCGGCGAAGCAATGCAACCACAGTTCTGGGCTGATCCCGCCAGGGGGCGCCCTGCCTTCTTCTACCCTCAGCAGCACTTACGGTCCATGGAGGAATTGAAACATGCTCTCCTGCAGTGAGTTTGCTCACCACGCCCTGGGCCTAGAGCTATGGCCAAAGCAGCAGTCCATCGTCAACAACCTCTTCACTGAGAAGATCAACCATGCCGTCTGGTGCCTAGGCAGGCGTAGCGGCAAGACGCTTCTAGCAGCAGTGGCGGCAGTGTATATGTGCTTTGTGCTGGACGAACAGTTCAGGCGCAAGGTAAGGAAAGGCGAGAAGTGGTATATCATCACGGTGGCAAACGACTTGGGGCAGGCCAAGATTGCCCTGGACAACATTCGTCAGCTCATCATCAACAGTCCCTTGGCGCAGGAAGTGGTCAGGGAAACTGCGTTTGAGCTAGAAATCAGCAATGGGTGTGTGTTTCAGGCGATCCCGGCTTCCGCAAGGGCTTCGCGTGGTAAGGCAGTGGTTTGCATCATCTTTGACGAGGTGGCCTTTAGCTTGGATAGTGATGCCAACAGGGGCGCCCGTGCATTGTTCGATGCACTAGGCCCTTCCATTGCACAGTTCGGGGGCTTTGGCAAGGTGCTGGAGCTGTCTTCGCCATGGATTACGGATGGCGTGTTCTATGAGCACTACCAGCAGGCAAACAGTGGCGACTACCCCGGAATGAAGGCGCTCAAAATCCCAACTTGGGAGATCAACCCTAACTTGCCTTTTGATTGCGCCTTCATGCAATCCGCCCGCAAGAAGGATCCTGAGTCGTTCATGGTGGAGTTTGGTGCTGAGTTCAGGCGCACCAATGCAACGCTAGTGGCGCCCGAGATTGTTGACATTGCAGTGAACAAGGAGCGCGGCATCCTGCTGCCACAGAAGGATCTACGAGGCACCTATGTACTGGCCCTTGACCCCGCGAAAGGCGGCAAGGAGCGTGACCTATACGTGGCCTGCATTGTCCACTACGAAGGGGAGCGCCTAGTGGTAGACAAGCTCCACCAGTTTGATGCTGACTTTGAGATTGCCGGCAAGATGGAAGTGAACATTGCCAAGGTGGAAGAATGGATTAAGGAGCACCACCGGCTGTATGAGTTTGAGAGCATTGTGCTTGACCAGTACAACTCAGCCGGCACCATTCAAACACTGGCTAAAGAGTTCCCCGTGTCGGAACTTACGTGGTCCGTTAGCACCAAGATGAAGGCTTTTAGCAAGATGAAAGAATTGTTCAATGGTGGGGCTATTGAGTTGTATCCACACAAGGAGGCCAATGGAGCGTAACGGGCGGGAAGGATGCAGCAGTGGACGACTACCCATTTGCTATGGCGGCTGCCATTCTTGAAGCAACAAAGGACGACAACATTGATTGGATCAACAGTTTGGTGCGCTAAAGTTTCAGCAATTCCGTTTTTTCACCATTGCTGAACAATGGCCAATCTTGAAATCTCCAGTCAGGAGCTGACTTTTCTCGTTGGCCTGCTCACTTGTGACCGGCAGACGGCCCTGCAACTGTTGGCGGCAGAGCATGTGTACCGTCCATCGCTGCTGCCTCGCATGGAGAAGCTGCAAGCTGTCCTGAAACGCCAAGCGGCTGAACAGAGAGACAGGGACGATGGATAGGAGCGTGCTGGACGCTGTGGGGCAAGCCATGGTGGCAGTGGAGGCGTCCGGCAGGCGCTACGGCCCTCGCAGCGTTGAGGCAGTGCTGGCGGCCCGTGCATTGGAGCACTGGCAAGGGGTGATGGAAGACGATGCTAAACTGGCAGCACGTTCACTCCCAGAAGGGAGCGCATGATCGCCGGCAGGGAACGGGGCCGGGACATGGAGGCCACAATGAACCACCTTGCCTTGATTCAACAACGTTTGCGGAAGGCTGCTCGCCTGATGCAGTCGCAGTCAGCCAACATTCGCGTCAGTTACTGCCTGGTGTGATGGTTGCAGGGGCCCGCTCAGACGGGCCCTTTCTTCTGCATGGATGTAGGTTTTCAGCTCATGCACATAAGCTCGCAATGCCGCAGCCTTTTCTAGGTGCCACGGCAGGCGAGTGTGCAGGTAGAGCGCAGTGTGGTTGTCAATGGCACGCAATATCTGATGGATGGAAGCGTTCCAAGGCTCCCTGATGGGCGTGTTAAACGTGCGCCGATCGTCCATGGCCAGAGAAGTACGCTTTCGCTTCTTCCAATGCTACGGGGGCAAAGCCATGCCTTTCGACACAAGCGTTGAAATAGAACGGACTGGGCGCCCCATCGGTATCGACAATCACATGGTTGTGCAAGTGCCCGTGAACATTGCCTTGGTAGCGTTCATTCGCAAGGCAATCACGATGGAGGGGAATATGGGAAAACACAAGACCGTCTCGCACGTAGCATCCACGCACATCAGCGAAGAAGCGAGCGTAGTCCTTGAGGCTGTAAATGTCGTGGTTGCCGCGAATGAGCACCTTCCGGCCATTCAGCCTCTCCAGTATTTGGAGCCCTTTACGGGTCATGCTCACATCGCCCATGTGGTAGACGGTATCGCCAGGCGCCACCACTGCGTTCCATCGCTCCACCAGTGCGGCGTGCATGTGATCGAGGGAGTCAAACGGACGGATGCGCTGGCCATTGTCTTCAATGGTCAGGATCTTGCTGTGGCCAAAGTGCGTGTCAGAAGTGAGGAAGATGGCCATGGTTCTAAGGTGTGGCCAGGAATCAAAAGCACAGGAAGGAGTCGAACCTTCATCGCAGCGCAGGGCACTGCCGTCTTGTCCAATTAGCTCGGACTGTGCTAGCAGCCTCCCTGTTTGAGCATCGTTGAGAGGCTTGGGAGGATGGGTCCGTTTCAGAGGGGCTCGAAAGTCCATGTCGGTGGAACCATGCCAAGTCCGTTGAGCTTGCCAAATGGGTCGAAGGCTCACCAGTGGACTAACTGGCAGAAGGCGTCCCTTCTGGCCTGTAATCACAGGACTTAGCCCGATGCTGCGGCTGGAGGTTTCCGGCCCATGCAGAGCGGTGACGCAAACCAGTCTAGGCGCCCCGAACCAACGTCGGACCTTGGAACTGGCTGCTCTCCATCGACGGAGCAATGGAGGGAAGTGACGAAGGAGCAAGCGTGAAGCGTTTGGCCGAAGCCAATCGCTTCAGAGGCTTGCCCTCTGTCGCTGCAAAGCATAGCACCCCAAACGGTCAGGTGCTATGCAGGTGAAGTTTTCTCAAAAACGCAACCTTCTTGACAGTGCATCCACGCCACTTGCTATGTACTGTTGCTGTAGGTATTCCTGCCTCGTTAAGTGCGTTGGCGATGTAATTCCAACTTCTGCCCTGCTTTACCAGTTTGTCAATGATAGCCATGTCCTCTTTCAATGCGAATTGCACCGATTTTGTCGTATTTTTGGCTACGCCAAGTCGCTGGCGTCGCTTTGGGATCGGCTCTCCTGTTTTGTTCTTTTCAAGATAATCAATAGCGCTAAGTAGAATTTCTTTCGAATCTCGTGCCAATCCAAGCATTGCGTTACATGATCCGCATAAGAGCCCCCGAACATGGAGATTGGAGTGACAATGATCAACAACCAGCATTCCTCCATTGTGACGAGGTTCTGGAGACCTGCAAATTGCACATAAATGATCCTGCGCTTGCAGCATTTCAGTCCACTCTTCAATAGTCATGCCATAGCTGGTCCTAAGAGTAGCCTCTTTTGCCTTTTTGGTGGAGTAATTGCTTTTGATTCGTTGCAGGACGTCTGCTTTTCTGGTCTCATAGCTTTGACCGGCATCTGCCTTCATGCATTCCTTGCACCTAGCGGTTAGACCATCGTGAACCCGGCGCTCTTTGTAAAAATGATCCGCGCTTTTGATTCGCTCGCATTTAATGCATTGCTTTAATTGAGTCACAACGGGCGCTCGAAGAAAAACCATTCTAGCGCCCGCTTTTCTGAAAGCATTGCAGCGACTACTTTCCGTAGGCAGGCAGTGATGTATTTGGCGCCTCAAAGAACGCTAAACTTCTGCTGGCCCTGAGGCCAACAAGCTCATCCGCTCGGCCAGTCCAAAACAAGCTTTTCGATTGACGCAGCCAAAAGTCCTTGTTCAACCACTTGTTGGTAGAAGTCCCAAGTTTTTCAAACATCCATGCAGCAGTAGCGGCACGCAGTTTGTCGAGACTCTGGCTTTCTTCTTCGCCAAGCTCCTTGCTGACCATCGCGTTGATGGCGGTGTGTACGCGTTCATCGCGACTGATATCAGCCGAAACGGTGCGCATCCCAACGTCACCAGTCTGCCGAAGGAAGGGAAGTGCCACGAAGAAAATGGAACGCTCCATGATGCCTGCCTTCAGGATGGGGTGGGCAGGGTGCTCGTTCCAAGCG